TAATTTATATTGATAATAGACCTGTGGTTACAAGAAGTTTAAGACAAAAAGAAGACATCAAAATTATCCTGGAATTTTAAAAAATGGCTCAAAAAACTAATTTAAATATAAACCCATATTTTGATGATTTTTCAGAGCCTACATTAGGGGCTAAAGACAAAAATTATTACAAGGTTTTATTCAATCCAGGAAGACCTATACAGGCTAGAGAACTAAACACTCTACAATCAATATTACAAGATCAAGTAGAATCTTTTGGTAGTCATATTTTCAAAGATGGGTCAGTAGTAATACCAGGAAATATTGTTTTTGATAATCAATTTACTGCAGTTAAATTAAATCCGATACAGTATGGTGTAGATATAACTGCATATATTTTAAAATTAGTTGGAAAAAAAGTTATAGGTCTTGAATCGGGAGTAAGTGCTAGTGTACAATTGGTTCAACTTCCAAATTCTGAAGTTGAATACGTAACTCTCTATGTAAAATATTTAAATTCAGATTCAAACTTTGAAATTAGTTCATTTAAAGATGGTGAACTTCTTTACACCGAAGAAGATATTGTATATCAATCAACTGTAATTACTTCTGGAACTCCTATTGCTAGTACAATTTTAGCAAGTTCAACAGCAACTGGTTCTTCAGCGTCCATTGGTGCTGGAATTTATTTCATACGCGGAACTTTTGTTAGAGTTCAACAGCAAACTATTATTCTAGATTATTATACTAATACTCCTTCATATAGGGTTGGTTTGAAAATTGATGAGAGGATTGTTACTTCAAAAGACGATTCTACATTATTTGACAATGCAAAAGGATTTACAAATTATGCAGCTCCTGGAGCAGATAGATTTCAAATTACCCTGACCTTAACAAAGAGACTTTTAACAGATAATATTGATACCGATTTTGTAGAGTTATTGCGTGTTGAAAATGGTGCAATTAAAAAAATTGAAACGAAAACTACTTATTCAAATATAAGAGATTACTTAGCACAAAGAACGTATGATGAGTCTGGAGATTATGTAGTAGATCAATTTGAATTTTCACTTAATAACTCATTAAATAACAGATTAGGTAATGATGGTCTATTCTTTAGTAATGAAAAAACTGAAAAAGGCAATGTTCCAACAGACGACCTAATGTGCGTCAAAATTTCTCCAGGAAAAGCATATGTAAAAGGTTACGATATTGAAAAAACAGGAGTAGAAATTGTAGATGTTGCTAAACCAAGAACCACTCAGACAGTAACATCAGCAAGTATTCCATTTCAAATGGGGAATCTTGTAAGAACTAATAACGTTACAGGATCTCCTTTACAAAAAAATACAATTTATTTGCAAAGTAGAAGAAAAAATAGCACTAGTGTTGGAGCAGGAACAACTATAGGGTCTGCAAGAATTTATAATTTTAATGTAACTGATGCAGCATATACTGGAACATCAACGAATTGGGATTTATATCTGTACGATATTCAAACTTATACAGAGTTAACTATTAATCAATCATTATCATCTTTACAACTTCCAAAAACATCTTTTGTGAAAGGAAAAAGTAGTGGTGCAAGTGGATATACAGTATATGATGCTAATGGATCTTCAATTATAACGTTATCTCAGACATCTGGAGTTTTTTCAGTAGGTGAACAGTTAATCATTAATGGTACAGAAATATATCCAAGAACTATATCTTATATTAGAACTTATAATGCAGAAGACATTAAATCTGTACATCAACCAACTTCTATTTCTGGTTTTTCAACTGCATTTTTAGCAGATTTTCAATTAGATAGAAATTTAAAACCAGGAACAATTACAATCACTCCTGGCAGTGGTGGAATAAGCACAGCGACTGTATCATCACCAAACACTTTTACAGGAATTAAAACTGATAATATAATCAGATATCAAAAATCAGGTTTTTCAGCGGAAACTTATAATAGAATAGTATCAATTTCTCCCTCATTAACTTCAATGACTTTAGAGGCAGTTTCCTCTGTCTCAGGAATTTGTGATGGAACACTTCCAGTAGCAGGATCCACTTATACTGGATCTTATTCTATAGGGGCACCAAAAATAAGAAATGTAGATAAAGGATTCTTATATGCTGAGTTGCCAGATCCTAATATCGCATCGGTTAATTTGGGATCATCGAACGTAATTTTTACCGCTCAATCTACTGGAACTTTAACACCATCTTCAAACTCATTAACAGTAAACACCAGCAATTTTAATCTTGGAATAAGTACAATTTCTTCTACTTTTGCTGCATTTGATGAAGAAAGATACTCTATTTTCTATTCGGATGGTACAATAGAAAATTTAACATCGGATAAAGTTACTTTAAACGCATCTTCTACACAAATTACTTTCTCAAATATTGCAAATAAACAAATTGCAGTAATAAATGCAACGTTTATCAAAAATTCAATTCAGAGTAAAGTTAAACAGTTTAACAGAAGTAAAACTATAAATGTAACTTTTTCTAAAAATTTACAATCTGGAACTGGAATTAATACTTCAATAAATGACGGTTTAACTTATAATTCATTTTATGGTTTAAGAGTTCAAGATGAAGAAATAAGTTTAAACTACCCAGATGTTGCTAAAATTATTGCCATTTATGAATCTTTAGACACCAATGCCCCAGTACTAGATTTTCTTGTCTTTAGTTCTTTAGTAGATGTGACTACAAATGCAATTATTGGTGAAAATATAATAGGATCTTCAAACAACGCTGTAGCAAGAGTAGTATCAAAACCAGCAGCAAATACTCTAGGTGTCGTTTATTTAACTAACGATATTTTTTCTGCTGGAGAATTAGTAACTTTTGAAGAATCAAATTTAAATACTCCAATTTCATCTATCACACCAGGAAAGTATAGAAATATTACCACAAAATACACTCTCAATAAATCTCAAAAAGAACAATATTATGATTATTCTAAAATAGTATTAAATTCTGGAGAAAATGCTCCTTCTAAACAATTACTAATTATTTTTGATTACTATTCAGTTCCAACAAGTGACACTGGTGATGTTTTTACAGTAAATAGTTATGATGGTGAGAGATATAATACCGATATTCCAATAATTGGTGATAATCAAATTAGAGCTACAGATGTTTTAGATTTTAGACCAAGAGTTTCTGTTTTTACAAGCACTACAGCATCTCCATTTGATTTTTCATCTAGATCTTTTGGAAGCGATCCAAAATTAATTTTAGCACCAGATGAAAGTTCTTTAATTGGATATCAATTTTATCTTGGAAGAATTGATAAATTATTCGTTGATAAAAATGGGATATTTACTATTGCACAAGGTATACCATCAATTAATCCCAAAGTACCAGATAGTCCAACAGACGCGATTGAGATAGCTTCTATTGAATTACCTCCTTACTTATATAATCCAAAAGATGCTGTTATCACACTTGTTGATAATAAAAGATATACAATGCGTGATATTGGTAAAATTGAAGGTAGGGTTACAAATCTAGAAAAAGTAACATCATTATCTTTATTAGAATTAAATACTCAAACATTGCAAATTAGGGATGCTGATGGATTAAGCAGATTTAAAACTGGATTTTTTGTTGATGATTTTAAAAATTCAGATTTGATCAACACTACGGTATCGAAAATTAGAGTTGATACTGAGAATCAAGAACTTACAACGCAATTATCAAATAATAGTATAGATTTAAAACCAGTATCTTTAGAAAATGTTACTGACCAAAACTTAGATTTAGAAACAAACTTTACTTTGTTTGATACTAATGTTCAAAAAACAGGAGATTTAATTACACTAAAATATAATACAGTTGGTTGGATTGAGCAGTTATTTGCTACAAAAGTTGAAAATGTAAATCCTTTCCATGTTGTTTCTTATAGTGGAACTATTCAATTATCTCCAAAAAGTGATAGTTGGGTCAGGACAATTCGTTTACCAGATTTAAATATATCACAAACAAACTGGGTCTGGACACGCGCAACAGGAACTTATAGAATTGTTGGATCTAGTACATCGGTATCTACTACTGATAATTTATTGGATAGTGGTATTGAACTTTATATGAGATCTCGTAATACGGCATTTACAGCAGTTAATTTAAAACCACTGACCAGGTACTATCAATTTTTAGATGGAAATGGATCTGTAGATTTTATTCCAAAATTAATTGAGGTAGCAACTAATTCTACTTTACAAAACTATGGATCATCAGCAGCTTTTGAGGTTGGTGAAACCGTGATTGGATATATAAAATCAACAAGAGGATCTCTTGTAAAAGCAATAAAATTCAGAGTTGCAAAATCAAATCATAAAGAGGGACCATTTAGTTCTCCAACTGTAACATATTCATCAAACCCATATCTATCTTCAGAATCTATACCAGATTCATATAGCGCATCTTCAAAAACTCTAAACGTTGATATTACCTCATTATGTTCAACGGTTCAAGGTTTATATAGCGGATATTTGACCATTGGAATGATGTTAGTTGGACAGACAAGTAGATCTGTTGCTTATGTTAAGGACTTAAGATTAATTAGTGATATAAATGGATTCTTATCTGGATCATTTTTCTTAAAAGATCCAAATACAAGGCCTGCACCAGCAGTTAGAATTGCAACAGGATCTAAAGTTTATAAAATAACTTCTAGTTCAACAAACGAAACTCCTCTTCCAGGCAGCACTTTAATTTCTTCAGGAGAAACAATTTACAAATCTGAGGGTACTTGGGAAAAGAGACAAAATGTAATTACAACTACTACTACAATTTATTTTGAAGATCCTCTAGCACAAACATTTACTGTGGGTGGTACTGCATCTACCGAAGTATCTTATGGAAACACACCTAGCGAAGATGTGAATGGTGCATATTTAACAGAAATTGACTTATATTTTGCAAGTAAAGATCTCGGAAATGCGCCACTAACTGTTGAAATAAGAAGTGTTGAACTTGGAACTCCTACTAGAAAAATTATTGGAGATCCAGTTACACTACAACCAAGTGATATTAATGTTTCATCAAATGCTTCAGTAGCAACAAGAGTTAAATTTAAGTATCCAATTTATCTTGCTCCAGGATTGGAATATGCTATTGTACTTCTAGCACCACAGTCAGATCAATATGAAGCATGGATTGCTGAAATGGGTGAAAAAACAATCGAGACTAAAAATCTACCAGATTCTCAAGCAATTAGATATTCTAGACAGTTTGCAATGGGAAGTTTGTTTAAGTCCCAAAATGGATCTATTTGGACTGCAAATCAATATCAAGATTTGAAGTTTAAATTATATAAAGCTCGTTTTGCTGCAAATTCTGGTAGCGTATATTTCCATAACCCAACATTGGATGAAAGTAATTCTTACATTCCCGAATTACAATCAGATCCTCTTTTCCTATTACCTAGACAAGTTAAAGTTGGAATTAATACAGTCACTTCATCATCTTTAGTTGGAATTTTAACATCTGGTAGAAAAGTTTCGGGTGCTGCAGTAATATCCAATTATGGATATATTGTCGGAACTGGTAGTTCAGTTGCTTCAGTTGGAATTACAACTGGTGGTACAAATTACACTACAACAAATAATGTTCAAACTTATAATATTACTGGAAATGGTAGTGGATTGAGATTGAATATAACCGCATCTGGTGGTTCAATAACTGGCGTAGCAGTTTCTACTCTATTTGCTGGAAATGGATACTCTGTTGGAGACGTTGTTGGGATTGTAACATCAACTGTATCTCCTGCTTCAGGTAAGGGAGCACAAATTACAATCTCTAGTATTAGTGGTGTTGATACTTTATATCTGTCCAATGTTCAGGGAGAATCGTTCTCTGCAGTTGGAATTTCATCTTTAGTTTATTATGATACGTCTGGAAATGCGGTAAGTCTTGCCAATACCAGCATATTATCTTCAACTCCAGTGGGTGGAACAAATGATGGAAACTTTATTCTTGTTAATCATTATGATCATGGAATGTATTCAAATACCAATAAACTTACACTATCTAATGTAATAAGTGATATTCCTTCAACTACTCTTTCAGAATCACTAACAATTTCAGGAACAACTGTTAGTGTTGCTTCAACATCAAACTTTAACGTCTTTGAAGGGATGGGAGTTAGTGGATCAAATCCAGGATTTGTAAAAATTGATTCGGAGATCATAAAATACACCTCCGTAGGAAATGGATCTCTAGGAGGAATAACAAGAGGAATTGATTCTACGATCCCTGGAAATTATGATCCAAATGTTCCAGTATTTAAATACGAACTCGGAGGAGTTTCTTTACGAAGAATTAATAAAACGCATGATATAAGTGATTCTAACATTGGGATTGATAATTATTGCATTGAAATTGACAGAAGTGCATTTGATTCTAATGTTACTAACAGATCATCAGATGGTTCTTTATCGAATGCGCCACAGTTATCATTTAATACAAGTGCCATATGTGGTGGAAATAAAGTAAGAGCAACTGAGAATATACAATTTAATAGCATTATTCCTCAAGTTTCTGTAAATAATCCTACATCATCAACTTCCACAACAGCACAAATTAGAACAGTTAGTGGAACAAGTGTTAGCGGGACAGAAACTTCGTTTATAGACCAAGGATTTGAACCCGTAGAACTTGGTGTTGAGAATAAATTGTCCTCAACTAGAATTATTTGCTCAAATATAAATGAGCAAACTTATCTTTCTTCACTATTGAGAAATAAGTCATTTACTATGAAAGTTGACTTGTCAACTACTGACTTAAACTTATCTCCTGCAGTGTTCTGGAAAGAATCGTCAGCGAGTTTAATTAGTAATAGATTGAACGCACCTGTTGCAAGTTACGCTGGCGATAATAGAGTTAATAGTGTCATATCTGATCCACATGCTGCGATTTATATTTCTAATACTGTCAATCTAGCACAACCAGCAACATCTTTAAAAGTTATTGTAAGTGCTTACAGACATGCTAGTGCAGATTTCAGAGTATTATATAGTTTAATTAGACCAGATTCTAGTGAAGTTGACCAGTCGTTTGAACTATTTCCTGGTTATAGAAATTTAACCATCGATAACAACAATGATGGTTATTTTGATGTTGTAAATCCATCTAATAATGATGGATTACCAGATGTAATTGTACCTGCAAGTTTAGAGGATGAATTTTTGGACTATGAATTTGGTGCAAATAATTTGGGCAGTTTTACTGGTTATACAATTAAAATTGTAATGGCAGGAACAGATCAAGCACATGCACCAAGATTTAAAGATTTACGGAGTATAGCATTAGCATGATTCCAGTAAAAGGCCATCCAAATTTATATCGAGATGAAAAATCAGGAGCTATCTTAAATTGTGATGAACAATCATACAATCAATATATTAACTCTGTCAATAGAAACAAAGCACAGAGATTTGAAATTGAACAACTTAAAAAAGATATTGATGAAATTAAATTACTTTTGAGGGAGATTTTAAATGGATCCAACTGACATTAATCTTGAATCGATAGATAAACTTTTTGAGTATGAAAAACATGTAAGGATAATAGATGAGTTAGACATTAATGAATTAAAAAAATTTTCTAAATTATATTGCAAGTTATATTTAAAACAACAGGAGGTAATTTCTACCCTCAGGTTTAGTGATCATAAATAGGAAGTAGAATCAAATACATATATGGCAGCAGTATATGTCAATAATTTAATAATTAACTCTGGATCTGATTTTAGTCAGTCTTTTACTCTAGAGGGAAATGATTCGAACTCTAGTTTTGACTTAACAAATTATACTGTTTCGTCTCAAATGAGAAAATGGGCAGGTAGTTCATCATATACATCATTTACTACCGAAGTGATAGCACCATCATCTGATGGGGGATTACTTTTATCACTAACTTCAACTCAAACAAAACAACTTAAACCAGGAAGATACATTTATGATGTAGTAATTACTGATAACTATGGGGTAAAAAATAGAGTCATAGAAGGTAATGTTCTCGTAAGAGAAGGAGCTACTCAATAAATGGCAAATATTAAAGTTAGAGTTGGACAACAAAATACTACCAAAGTAATTACCAGTCTTTCTGGATCTGCAGGTGGTAGAGCTGTTGAAGCAAAAAATGTAATAGGTGGAATAGCATCCGTAACTCAATTACATATAACTGGTATTTCAACTTTTGTTGGTGTTGCAACTTTTAAAAGTGATGTTTATATTGATGGTGATCTTTACATAAAAGATGATTTAAATATTGATGAATTAACAGCAAGAAATGTAAATGTAAGTGGATTTACTACTACAGTAAATTTAAGAGTATCTAACTCTTTTTATTATACACCATCATTTACCAATGGAGTTGCATATTTTAATTCTACCGGATTAATGGTTTCAACCGGGGCAACCATCTCTGCAATTGATTACACAAATTATTTACTCACAACAAACAATTCTGGGGTTCCAGTCTGGTCAAATTCAATAGATGGGGGTGTTTACTAATGTCTAAACCAGCAACTAGACAACAATTAATTGATTATTGCCTAAGAAGATTAGGTGCTCCTGTTTTAGAAATTAACATAGATGATGACCAGATAGATGATTTGGTTGATGATGCATTACAGTACTTTCAAGAAAGACACTTTGATGGTGTTGAAAGAATGTTTCTTAAATACAAAATTACAGAAAATGATGTAAATAGAGGGCAAGCAAAAAGTACAAATGGAGTTGGCATTGTAACAACTACTGGATCTGCAACTATTTCTGGTATTGGAACAACCAGTTTTAATTTTTATGAAACTTCAAACTTTATTCAAGTTCCGGATTCTGTTATAGGAGTTGAAAAGGTATTTAAATTTGATACAAGTTCCATCTCTGCAGGAATGTTTAGTATTAAATATCAATTGTTTTTAAATGATTTATATTATTTTAATTCTGTCGAACTTTTACAGTATGCAATGGTAAAAACATATCTTGAAGATATTGATTTCTTGTTATCTACAGACAAACAAGTTAGATTTAATAAAAGGCAAAATAGATTGTATCTAGATATTGATTGGGAATCAAAAGCAAAAGATACATTTATAGTAATAGATTGCTATAGGATTTTAGATCCAAATGATTTTACCAAAGTATATAATGATAGTTTTCTCAAAAGATATTTGACTGCACTGATAAAGCGTCAATGGGGTCAAAACTTAATTAAATTTAGAGGAGTCAAATTACCTGGCGGTATTGAACTCAATGGAAGAGAGATTTATGAGGATGCTGAGAGAGAACTAGAAAATATTAGACAAAGAATGTCAATGGATTATGAACTTCCACCTTACGATTTTATTGGATAATAATGGCACTTAATCCTTTTTTTCTACAAGGTTCTGCTGGAGAACAAAGACTTGTACAAGATTTAATTAATGAGCAATTAAAGATATATGGTGTAGAAGTTATTTACATACCAAGAAAATTTGTAAAAAAAGAAACTATAATAAAAGAGGTAACTTCTTCAAAGTTTGATGATAATTTTGCAATAGAAGCTTATATTAATACTTATGAAGGATATAATGGGCAAGGAGATATTTTAACCAAATTTGGAATGAGTTTAAAAGATGAAATAAGTTTAGTTATTTCTAGAGAAAGGTATGAAGATTTTATAGCACCATTTTTAGATACTAGTATTATTTCTGATACTGAATTGTCAACAAGACCGAAAGAAGGAGATCTAGTTTATTTTCCTTTAGGACAAAGATTATTTGAAGTTAAATTTGTAGAACACGAGCAACCATTTTATCAATTAGGAAAATTATATGTCTATGAATTAAAATGCGAATTATTTGAATATGAGGATGAAATTATTGACACTACTGTTGATGAGATTGATACTCAAATTCAAGAAGAAGGATATATTACAACCTTAAATTTGGTTGGTTTTGGAAGTACTGCTACTGCTATTGCAGGAATTTCTAGTGGATATATTAGAAAAATATTCTTAAATAATGACGGATATGGTTATACATCAGCACCAACGGTTTCAATTTCTACAGCACCGCCTGGCGGGATAAATGCCTCTGCAGTTGCTATTACTACTTTTAAAGGTGGAATAAAATCTGTAAAGGAAATTATTTTAATCAATGCTGGGGCAGGATATACTGTAGCACCAACAGTTACAATAAGTGGTGGAGGTGGAACAGGAGCAGCAGCAACATGTTCTATTGAAAAAATTCAAAAAGGTGTTACTAACGTTAATATTGCATCTACTGGAGTTGGATACACTAAGTTACCAACTATAATAATATCTGCACCAGTTGGTGGAGGTGTAACTGCTATTGGTACAGCAATTATCAATGCAACCAATGGAATAAGTTCAATAAGAATCGTCGATCCTGGAATTGGATATACTACACCACCAACGATTAGTATTTCTGCACCTTCTGTTATTAGTGGAATTGGGACTTACAAATTTAATGAAGTTGTTGTTGGATCTATATCCAGCACTGTTGCAAGAGTTAAGTCATGGGATCAGGATACAAAAATTCTTAAAGTTTCATTTGTTGATAATGCTGCAACCAAAGGATTCTATCCGGGCGAACTCATTGTTGGATCTGCATCATCAGCAATATATGCAGTAAAATCATATGATCCATTTAGTACTGATAAATATAGTGAAAATAAACAAATTGAGCAAGAAGCAGACAATATTATAGATTTTTCAGAGTCAAATCCATTTGGAACTTACTAATGTTAGGAACTTATTATTACCACGAAATTATTAGAAGAACTGTAATTGCATTTGGTACATTATTTAATGATATCAATATAAGACATAAAAATTCTTCAGGAACTAGTATCAGTGAAATCAAAGTTCCTTTAGCATATGGACCTATTCAAAAATTCTTGGCAAGAATTGAACAACAACCAGAATTAAATAAACCAATTGCCATTACATTACCAAGAATGTCTTTTGAAATGACATCTATACAATATGACGCAACTAGAAAAGCAAATGTTACGCAAACTTTTAAAGCTGTTGATGGTAATAACTTAAAAAAAGTATATTTGCCAGTTCCATATAATATTGGATTCCAATTAAATTTGATGAGTAAAATTCAAGATGATGCTCTGCAAGTTGTTGAGCAAATTTTACCATATTTTCAACCATCATTCAATTTAACTATTGATTTAATTGATTCTATTGGTGAAAAAAGAGATATTCCTATTGTTTTAGATAGTGTAAACTTTACAGATGATTATGAAGGTGATTTTTCTACAAGAAGAATCTTAATTTATACTTTTAATTTCACTGCAAAAATGTATTTATTTGGTCCCATTGCAGATAGTACTGATGGACTTATTCGTAAGGTTCAAGTTGATTATTACAGTGGAACAGATACTCAAACAGCAAGAAGAGAGATGAGATATACAGTAACTCCAGATCCAGTTAATGCTGAACCAGACGATGATTTTGGATTTAATGAGTCCATAGAAATGCTCTTCGATGGCAAAGATTTTAGTCCATCAAGACAAACAGATATTTAAAAAATTATGAAAAATAATTATGATAGTTTGGATGCATCTCTGAATATTGAGAGTAGCATTGTAGAAACAAATAAAGTACAAGAAGAGTTAAATATAACTCCTTTAAAATCGGATGATATTCAAAAAGATTATGAATATACTCGTGCAAATTTATATTCATTAATTGAAAAAGGTCAGGAAGCAATTAATGGTATAATGGAACTCGCTGGTGAAGGAGGTTCTCCAAGAGCATATGAGGTTGCTGGACAATTAATTAAAAATGTTGGAGATGTGACTGATAAACTCATTGATTTGCAGAAAAAACTAAAAGAAGTTGAGGAAGATGTTACTAAAACTACGACTAATACAACAAACAACGCTATTTTTGTAGGTTCTACATCTGAATTATCAAAACTACTCAAACAAGGTTTTCTAAATAATAAGGAGTAATCTATTTTCTAATGAGTTGGTCTGACAAATATAAAAGATCAATAAACTGTGATAATCCTAGCGGGTTTTCCCAGAAAGCTCATTGTGCTGCTCGTAAAAAAAGACAAAGAGGTGAAAATACTAGATCAAAATCACCATTTAACGAAATGCACGAAGTAAAATCCCATAAAACAATTGAGCAAATTGCAAAGAAACATCGTCTTGATGTTTCTTTTATACAAAAGCAACTTGATATGGGAGAACCTATTGAACATGAACATACTAAAGATCATGAACTGGCAATGGATATTGCTCTTCAACATTTAGATGAAATTCCAGATTATTATACTCGTTTGAAAAAAATGGAAGCATCTGCTAAAAAAGAACATAAAAAGTTCAAAGATGTAAAAGAGCATTGTGGTTGTGAAGATAACGCTGTTAAAGAACTTGAAGATCGATTAAAAGATCTAAAAGATACTTCATATGATTCGATTGATAAATTGATGCGCCGTATTATGAAAAAACATGATATGACTGCAAAACAATTGCATAATGCTTTTGTAGATAAAAATGGAAAAACTCCAGATGATTGGATTGAAGATTTAGAAGAAGGAACTCTTCATCATTGGTTTAAAGGTTCTAAATCAAAAGATGGAAAACCTGGATGGGTTCAAGCGGATGGTTCTCCTTGTGCTAATGAACCCGGTGAAACTAAAACTCCGAAATGTTTTAGTAGCGCAAGATTAAAATCTCTCAAGAGCAAAGGTAAAAAGGGTGAGGCGTTAATAAAATCAGCAGTTAGACGTAAAAGACAAAAAGATAAGGGACAACAAGCAAAGTCTGGAGCAGCAGCACCAACTAATGTTCCAACATTTGCAAAGGGTAAAAAAGATCCAAATTACGTAAAAGCAGAACCAGGAATTAAAGAAGCAATGGAACTTAACGAAGCAAGAAAAGACAGACCTGAAAAAGGTAGTGGAACTAAAGATGCTTGCTATCATAAAGTTAAGGCAAGATATGATGTTTGGCCAAGTGCATATGCGTCTGGAGCATTGGTTAAATGTCGTAAAGTTGGTGCTGATAATTGGGGAACAAAAACAGAGGAGGCACAAATGATTAGATATTGCCCTAAATGCAAAAAAAATGAAGCACGTAATGAATGTAAATATGGTGAAAGATACTGGGATACTTTTTCTTTACCAGTAAAACTTGGAAATACATATACACCAAATACTCCACATCCTGGAAATTTTCCAGAAGCATATGACCATGAGTATTCAATGGCGCGTTCAGAACTTTCTACAATTATTGCAGCTGCAAAAAGACTTCGTAAAAAAATGGCAAAAGGTGAAGGAGAAATAGAAGCGTGGGTTCAATCAAAAATCACAAAAGCAGCAGATTATATTGATACTGCTGCAGATTATGTTGATAGTGGTGAAATGAAAGAAGAAGTTGCAAGTACTGATACACCATCGGATAAAAAACCTTTTGATGTTGCTGTCAAAAAAATCATGAAAAAAGATATGACAACACTTCAAAGAATACGTGCTCTTAAACAGGCAGGAAAACTTCAAGGTGTTGATGAGCAGATGCTACCGCCTATTGATCCAGAAGCACATAAAAAAGCACAAAAAACTCAAAAACTTTTTAATAAAGGAACAAGTACTGATAACCCAAATGAAAAAGAAATATTTTTAAAAAGAACTGGTCCACAACTTCCTTTAGCAAAAAAAGATACAAAAACACAAGTTGCTCATTATCAACCAGAAGGTGAAGTAATTGATGAAAAATGCTGGCCTGGTTATAAAAAGAAAGGCATGAAGACAATGTTTGGAAAGAGATATCCAAACTGTGTTAAGGCAGAAGGATTCTCTAACTGGAGAGAAGAAATAGGTTTAAGTGAAGATTGGCAAAAAGTAAATCGTCAGGATAAAACTGATGGTTTAAGTCCCGCCGCTGTTAAAGCATATCGTCGTGAGAATCCAGGTTCAAAACTACAAACTGCAGTAACTGAAAAAGATCCCAAAGGTAAAAGAGCAAAACGTCGTGCTTCATTCTGTCGTCGAATGAAAGGCATGAAATCAAAACTAACCTCTGCAGAAACCGCAAGAGATCCAGATTCAAGAATCAACAAAGCCCTTCGTCGTTGGAACTGTAACTAAAATGAAATCATTCAAAAAATTTCTATCAGAAAGCGTCAATATTGCTGGCGACTTTAACGGAAACCTTTATATCAATGGTTCTGAATCACAATCACAACCAGTTGGTGAATCTTTTCTTGCTGATGTTGTTTGGCAAGGAAAATTATATCGATTAGAAGTTGAAGGTAAAATGATGGATAAAAATGCACTTGCTGAACAACTTCAGGGCGAATATCCTGGAGCAATTGTTCACAACATTTATCCAGCATCACCAGATTCAATTAAAATTAAAAACGCACAAAGATATAGACCAGAAAGTTTGACTTGGAGTGATTAATTATGGCACAATTTAATAAGAATACACAGGACTTTCTAGATCAAGAAAGGACTCTTTTTGAAGTGAATATGATTGCCAATAAAAATGGGCAAGTAGTAACTAAAACAAATAGATTTCCAGTTGATGTTCTTCCAGCAAATGCAGATGCTTTTGGAAGAACAAGAGTATCAAATCCATTTACACTTTTCGATTCTTCACACAGATATAGAGATAACAATCTGTGGACAAATTTAATTGTGGGCACTGGTTCTACTGTTGGATTTGTGACAACACAAGGACTAATTCATATTGGTATTGGAACTACTGCTGGTTGTTCTGTGATTAGAGAAACCACAAAAACTTTTGCATATCAACCAGGAAAGTCATTACTGGTAATGAATACATTTGTCCCTGAAACACCAAAAGAAAATTTAAGACAAAGAGTAGGATATTTTGGTGCAGATAATGGTATCTACTTTGAGATTGCAGGAATTGGAAGCACTTCAGTAAGTTTTGTAGAAAGAAGTTTATCTTTAGGAACAGAAACAAGAGTTCCACAAACAGAATGGAATATTGATAAGTTAGATGGAACTGGAGTTTCTGGAATTACTTTAGACCCATCCAAAGCACAAATTTTATGGACTGACATTGAATGGTTAGGTCTTGGTACTGTTAGAGTTGGTTTTGTGATTGATGGTGTATTCATCCACTGCCATTCATTTCATCATGCAAACCAAATTCAGACAACATATATGACAACTGCATCATTACCTTTGAGGTATGAGATTGCAAATACTGGAGTGACTACAAGTTCAAGTATTCTCAAACAAGTTTGTTCTACTGTGATTTCGGAAGGTGGTTATGAACTTCGTGGATTGCAACAAGGTGTAGGAACTCCCATTACATCTCCAGTAACTCTTACAACTGCAGGAACTTATTATCCTGTTATTTCATTAAGACTAAAAACATCTCCAAATAGATTAGATGCTATTGTAATTTTGACTGCTCTTTCCATTATGGGTATTACGAATAATGCTCATTATAACTGGAGAGTGCTTGCAAGTGCAGATACTACTGGTGGTGGAACTTGGGTCAGTGCTGGGGTTGATAGTGCTGTTGAATATAAAATTGATGGTGGAAGTGTGACTGGAGGTAGAATATTAGCAGAGGGATACAGTAGTGCATCTAATCAGGCAGTAACCGCAGTTGATATTCTCAAAGAAGCATTATTCAAATTCCAGTTAGAAAGAGATGGATTAACTGGAACTCCTTATGAATTAACAGTTGTTGCTTCTGCTAGTT